CTGACTGAGGTTATCTACACGATCCGTACGGATCCTGTGGAGGTTCAGTCCGACGTCATCGACCTGTCCGAGGCGCTCAGCTTTTACATGGTAAAAGCTGGAGGCATCGCGGGCAAGTTGCTCGGTTGGGAGTCGTAAGGCGTCTCTGACGCCCTAAGGCTTCCAACGCGAGGAAGATGGGTGAGCGTAGCCGTAGATTGTAGATACCCCTAATCGAAGGAGCACTACATGAAAAGCTACGTGTCTTATCTTCAGGGAATATACTCGTCACTGTTGTCAACAGTGGTCGAGCACTATCCCCATCTCCGTAGCGATTGTGATCGGGATTTATCTCGCTTGCTCTCGCTCATCGACACGAGGGGCCATTCATTTCTCATGATTGACCTCCCAGCCATTGGAAAGCATTTTGATCTATGCCTCTCAATGGGACACCTAACTCCCTCTTATCTGCCTGGAAACAGGCCTTATAAGAAGGGGAGAGCAATCCCTCGACTATTCAAGGGGATGCTTCTTCGTGTCTTCGATGAAAATGGAGTGCTTAGGGCTGATTCGGACGTTGCGTGTATTCGTTTCCTTCGGCAGCTGTATTATGCAGCCAAGAAGGTTAAGATAACATGCGACGACTCAAGAACATGGAAACAAGTTCATGAGTTCTTCGAAACAGACCGAGAAGTTGAGTCTCCTTCCCTTAACTGGGATGAAGACCGACTCAGGCTTGACGGTCTACGGGATCTCCATTTTGGCGATCGTCGTAATCCTGGGCCTGCTCCTTTGCTCTTTCCTGATCTTGACGATCGGGCCAGTGTGGAGGAGTCCATCTCCATATCTTCAGGATTCGCTGAATGCGTCCAACAGGTCGCAGACATCGTCTCCGCAAGTCTCGGAAGGTTCGACCCTTTCGAATGGAGATCTAAGCACGGACCCGGTGCTGTAGCTGATCAGCGTCATACCGATTTTAAGTATGACTTTCCTAGCTGGCCAGCAAAGCTATCGGAAGTGTTTCCACTTGCTGATTTTGGCTTTGCCAACTTTGGCACTTGGTCCGCTTCTGTACGAAGTGGTGATATTCATAAGAGATTTTCTCTCAATGAATATCCGTCTAGATTGATTGCTGTCCCAAAGACACTTAAGGCTCCTCGGCTGATCGCCTCGGAACCTGTTAGTCATCAATGGTGTCAACAAACTATCAAAGACTACCTCACTTCGCGCCTACGTGATACCCCTATTCGCAGTACGATTCACTTTCGTGATCAAACTGAGAATCAGGAATTCGCCAGGCGGGCTTCCCATACTCAGAGCCACGTGACAGTTGATCTGTCCGAGGCCTCTGATCGTCTGAGTTGTTGGGTCGTTGAACGTTGCTTCCGGAGACTTCCGTCTCTTGTCGCCGCGTTCCACGCCTCTCGAACCAGATGGGTGGTTAACACCATCGATCGCAAGTCTCCGAACTATTATAAGTTACGGAAATTTGCTTGTATGGGTTCAGCTTGTACCTTTCCTGTTCAATCCTACGTTTTCGCCATTGCTTCGATTGCTGCG